CCAAACGAGACGATTGATGTCCCCACGGTTAATACCAATATCCTTAAGCTCTACATCAGTCAAGCGATTAAGTTCTTTGATTACCTCGCGGTGCTTACGCCACGTACTTAGGTATTTGTAGTATCGTACAATCCAATTCATTCTACTTCCTTAACCTCTAGTTCTTTAGGTTTACCACAATTCTTGCATGTTTCGCCCCAACCCCTAAAGTCTGCATAGCCACAGGCACACCGATTGTAAGGACCGAGTCTGTCATTGCCTTGGTAGTCCACTACACCAAATCCCCCAAATATACCTTCTTATAGTTATCATTCTTAATGATCTTGCCATCTACCCTACGCTGGATAGTACCATCGGGCTGCACACACCGTCCAAGGTTATTCTCATGCACACGCTTTACTGCTGTCTCTAGGTCATACCCCATAGCACGAGCATACCCAAAGGTAACATACACAAGGTCGGCTAGTTCCTTAAGCTCTCTTGTAGGTGTCCCACAGCCAATCTCGTCTTGCCACTCTTTGTACTCTTCTTCAATCAAGGTGAGGTACAACTTAGGTGACCCCTCTTGTTCTGTTACTGTGGCAAATTCCTCTACCATGTTAGCTACACTCATTCTAGTCTCCCCAATCTACGTCTATACAAGAACACTCTGAAGCGGACCAAGCACTACAGATACAAGTAGGTACTAGTTCGTCTTCACTGTTCACACTAAACCCTTTAGAACCACTGCGGGTGTGAATAACAATCAATGGGTCTTTATCCTCTGTTACGTCAATACTCGCCCATCCATACCTAGGGTCTTGATCGTATTCGTACTTAACTTCCATCACAACCTTCCTTTGAATACCGTATCACATTCGTAGTCTACAAACTTATACCAAGCGTAATTATCAACCCCTTTCCTTAGCGCTTCCCTACTAATACCCATACTCTTTCCTCAGCGCTTCCATACTAACAAACTCCAAGTCATAAGCACCCCCTTCTACATTACGTAGGTAGCACAACCCTGACCGCCACAGTCCATTTACTCGACCAGCCCAACCTGAGTCATAATCTTGGAAGACCCCAGCTACAAGACCCATAACCTTATTACCCATGACATCAGACTTAACACTATGGTCAAACAAATGAGAGTGGGCAGAAACGCTTGAGTAGAGGTTCTTAGAGATGAGGCTACTCGCATGGTGTTCACCGCCAATGGCCCTACCCATGACACCACTAATGAAGAAGTGGGCAAAGGCAATACGATCCATAGAGATAACACCGGGAGTACCACCTTCGTACATAACAACATCGTGGTAGTAATCCTCTAGCTTGAGGTTCTTGTAGCTAATGCCATACCGATCTCCGGCCAAGTGGGGTTCGTACTCAAGCACCTTATTGATACGATGCTCATGGTTACCCTCAAGGAATACTTTACGTGGCTGCTTCTTCTTAGCCTTCTTGATTGGATGCCACATACGGTCTTGGAAGTCTAGACCTGCGTCAATGTCCTTCTCATAGGATGCACTACTAAAGGATGCTTTACCTTTGTCAAAGCTACTCAAGGAAGGCAAGTCCCATGTGTCACCCATATTAACTACAACATCAGGTTTGTGATCTAGGATGAATTTCCCTAGCCAGTCTGCCCTATCGTTGTTGAAGTTAGGATGTGCATGGGGGTCTGGCAGTACCAAATAATCTTTACCCATTGTAAGTTCCTTCTATTACTATCGGATCAATACTCACCTTAAAGTGCTTAACCCATACATATGCTTCATCTAAGGTACTGAAGTACCACTCTACGTCATTTATCTCGTTGTTGTACTCTAGCTTGACTACAAGGTAAGCCTCAGCCTCTTGAGGGCCATCCCACTCGTAACCTAAGTCCATTTGTGTGTAGGGACCGTCTATTACGTTGTGGATGGTAATGCTTTGGTCTACTTCCGCCTCGTCAACCTTAATACCTGATACTTTCATACCCAATCTAGCTATCTTCATACCGATAGTCAATAGCCACAATCCAAGTTTAATCTTCATCTAACCATTCCTTCGGTATAACCTTATCTGAGTATTTGAAACCATGCCTATCACACCAGCCCCCATACGTTTGTTTACTACCCTTGTACAGCTTACTCTTACTGTTGCTAAAGACAAAGCGTATGTCTAACTCAGGGTGTTGCTCTTTGATAAGCAAGTGCTTACTTCGGTCACTACCTACAAACCTCCCTTTAGTCTCAATGATGATACCATTGTGCAACTCAAAGTCAATTAGGTAGGTAGACATTTTCCTTTGGTACGGCACTTTAGTTTTCTCATACTCATATGTGTACCCTTGTTCCTCTAGCTGTTGAGCAACTCTAAACTCTAGCCCTGAGCGGAAGTCATCACGTTTGCATGACACTACAATACTCCCCTTTGAATGTATACCTAGTCTCTAGCACATTAACGTAACCTTCATCAGTGATCTCATACTCAATCTCACAACCTAACTCATTATCGTATGAAGGCTCTACAGCTACCCATCGGTCTAGTAACTCGTAGATAGCTGGTAGTTCTACTTTGGTGGTTCCCATAGCTCCCCCTCATATCTACGCAGCCACAATAGCCTAGCGTTCTCTAGCACTCGTTCTATAACAACTTGGTGGTTGTGCTTCATAAAATCTTCTACAGTATCAAACTCAAGATGCCCCTTACAAGAGTTGAACCCTTCGATTGCATAAGCTTTAACACAAGCATCATACAGTTCTTGTTCTGTAGTCAAGCCCTCAAGTATCTTACCAGCCTTAACTGGACCTATGCGGTGAATACCCTTGATATTATCCGCAGAATCTCCTGTGATTATCTGAGTATAGAAAAACTTGTTACCGTCTTCTACACCAATGCAAGTCCACTCGTTCTTCACGAAGTTAAAGTTCCACCCCGGTAGCTGCATCATATCTTTATCAATGGTACAGACTACAGTAGTCTCAGGATCACCTTTAGCAGATGCAATACCGATCAAGTCATCAGCTTCTTCCCCCTCACTAATGATAGCACCCCACTTGTGTTGTAGGTAGCCCCTAGCTTCTGGTAGGTTACTAGGCTTAGGTACGTCCTTACGGTTACCCTTGTAAGGTGCAGTCTTAGCTACATCAAAACGGAAGTTCCCTGCACCTGTGAGGTAGCACTCTAGGTTGCTATCGGTAGGGAAAACTACTGTCTCCCCTACGATGTAATTCATAAGTAGGTCTACCTTTTCCTCAGTCTCACGAGGGGATTTACCTTCTGTTCCTGCTGCTGCCCTGTAACTAATTATATCCGCGTCAATAATGCACTTGGTTACTGTTTTAGGCTTTCTCACTGTTTTCCCCTACGAACATAAAAATCGGAGTGCCGTCTTTGAAATGCATGTACTGAGGTTCAGAGTACAGCCTTGGTCCATAATGTTCTAGACCCTCTGTAAGGCCATACGCAATTTTCTCAGAATTACAGGCGTTTTCAGCAAACCATTTCCAGTGCCTACGCAGCTTCCCGAACGTCAGTTCTTCTGTAAACTCCGGTCTTGTAAGCACTTTGCACTTAATGTTGTATCCACTCTGGCACTCATAAAAAACATCACCGACATTCAACTCACTTGGTTTAACTGAAAAATCCATCATTTAACTCCTTCCACGAGTAAAGGTGCAGCCACAGGGAATTGGTTACACAAGTGTTTATAGACTTCCTTAGCTACCAAGCGTGTCTCGTATTGACTGTCCTTAGCCAACCGTAGTTGACACATCTTAGCGAAGGCCCCTAGTGTACCACTCCACGTCCATGAGGTCATAAGAGACTGAGGTAGTACCATACGGGCTTGCTCAGGTGCTACCCCAGCTTCAAGCAATTCTTTGTAGACACGCAGGCTTGTAAAGTTTACGAAGTTAGGGTCTATGGCCTGCACACTTACAGCCTCACTAGAACTCCCCTGCTTAACATCCTCAGCAGCTTTACGCCATACTGTAGGTTGATAGAACTCAATGTCATCAGTGATATACCTACGCGAGTACTCACTCATAATCAGGTACTCATGCTTTACCAACTGTCTAGCTACAAAGATAGGAGCCTTGATCTCAAAGGAGAAGAACCCGTGGTTGAATGGTGTGTCATGGGTAGGTGTGTTGCGCCACTCCCAGAGCTTCTCTGTCAAGTATGGCTCCCAGTCTTTCTCATCACCACTGTCCTCAAGACTACGTAGAAACTCATCAAAGTCATCAGCAGTCATACCCCTAGCCAAGAACTCAAGCAAGCGTTTGTCTTTGTCCTTGAGTACTTTTACTTTCTCCCCTCGGTAGGGTGCATACCTAGCAGGTTCTGGTGTACGGTAATCCCAATCCCACTCTGAGCGTCTACCAAAGGACTTACGTGCAGCGTTTACGATACCCAAGTCTGATCCTGTGGGTGGTACATCGGGGTTTATTTGTACTACGATTTGTTCTTCACTCATCCTTAAGCCCCTTCAACTCTAAACTCTTTACCCAAGGCTTATTGTAGCTGCGTGCATACTCTACGAAAGTAACAAGGTACTTCTGCCCTTGGACCTCAATTACCATACCATCTTCAATCATCTTTAAGGCTCCGTTCGATATGCTTTACCGTCACTCGTAAACAGTTGAATGTCCTTAACATCAAACCCCATGAGTTCTGATTGTTTCATCATGTACCACATCCAGTCGTAAACATCCAAGTCGTCTA